TCGTTCTCTTTATCCGAAAGGAAAGAAACCGGCAAGAAAGGAAAAGGTCATGACCTGCCGCGATTGGAAACGATCGTCCCTGAACCTGCAGGAACCTATGGGCCCGAGGTCGCTGAGTGGGCTTCACGGATCATGGGTATCGAGCTCATGCCCTGGCAAAGAAGGGTCCTCGATCAACAGCTGGCGTTTGGAGCCGATGGACAGTTTCTCAACCATGTCAGCCTTGTCTCGGTGGCCCGACAGAACGGAAAAACCGCGGCGCTTAAAGCCCTTGTCGGATGGTGGCTTACAAAAGTATGGGAGGAGCCGCAAACCATTCTCACGACGGCGCACCGGCTAGACCTGGCGTGCGCGCTGTTTCAGGATTTGGCGCCGATCCTGGAAGCCAAATTTGGTTTAGATAAACGCGACGTGACCTGGGCGTACGGCCGTAACCAGATGAAGGTCGGTGCGAACAAATGGTTGGTGCGCGCAGCCAAGCCGTCCGCTGGTCACGGCTTGAGTTGCGACCTGATCATTGTTGACGAGCTGTTCGGAGTAGACACCGAAACCCTGGACATTGGTTTGCGCCCAACCCAGCGCGCTCGACGCAACCCCCTGCTGTCAATGTGGTCTACAGCTGGCACCGAGGAATCCGTTGCCATGCTCAAATGGCGTGAGGAAGGCCTGCGCGCAATCGACACCGGCGACAAACCGCCGCTGTACCTGGCTGAATACTCGCCGCCACCCGAGCTTGACCCGATGACCGCATCGGCGTGGGAATACGCCAACCCAGCCCTCGGTTACACCCTGTCAATCAACACTTTGGAGGACGAATCGCACGCCCCAAACCGTGCCGGCTTTCTCCGCAGCTCAGTAAACCTATGGGTGCAAACCGAAACAGGCTGGCTGTCCCCAGGCCTATGGAAAGAACGCACCACCCACCTGCCACCGCTGCCAGGTGGCGTGCTCGCGTGCGAGGTCAGCGTTGATGACGGCCGCTATTGCGCGGTCCGCGTCAATCACAACGCCGAAAACGTCCTGACAGCGACGGTCGCATTTATGTGCGACACCCTGGCCGCATTATGGGAAAATGTTGAGCGTGAAGTATCGCGCAATCCCAATCTCACGGTGGCAATCACTCCGACTCTGGACGTTCACTGTCCTAGTGCGCTGGCTCGCCGTCGCGTTGTCGTGGGCTACCGAGAAATTACGAGCTTCACTGGAGCTGTTCGACAGTCGATCGCCGAAAACAAACTCCAACACACTGGGGAAACCATGCTCGCCGAACACGTCGGGCGCGCTGTTGCGGTCAGAACGCCTGGGGCAATTGCGCTTTCCTCTACCAAATCACCAGGGCCAATCGAACTAGCACGCTGCCTAGTGTGGGCCGCAGGCCTCATGTCCAAGCCTCGACCCAACGTGACGCGACCAGCAATCGCGTTTGTGCGCGCTGGCGCCTAGGCTTGACTGATCATGGGCATTTTCTCAGGCTTGCAAACCGCCAAACCCGCACCGCACGCCGCGATCGGCGCAGCTGTAGGCGCCGCGGGCAACCCCAACGTCGGCAACTTCATGACCTACATGACGGGCTTTGATCGTCTCCAGGCCATCAACATTCCGACAATTAGCCGGGCGCGCGACCTGATCTGTTCGATGATTGGCGCGCTCACGATCAAGCAATACAGCTGGCGTTGGAACGCATCCGAACAGGAATACGAAAAGGCGTACATGCCTGACGACGTTTGGTTTGATCAGCCCGATCCGAACGTCACCCGCAACTTCATTCTTAGCTGGACCGCCGACGACATGATTTTTTACGGTCGCGCGTTTTGGGTTGTTACCAAACGGTTTGGCAACGGCTTCCCGGCAGAATTTACGTGGATTCCCGCCGCGGACGTCCAGACTCGCGACCAAGGCGGCCCGCAATGGTTCGGACCGTCTAAACAAATTACGTTTAACGGCCTTGATCTGAACCCTGCGGACGTTGTACAGTTTCTTTCTCCGATCCAAGGCCTGTTGTCAATGGGTGCCCGGTCAATTCGCACTGCGCGCAACCTTGACGAGTCGGCCGAGCGCTTTGCCCGCAACCAAATCCCGTCAGGAGTTCTCAAGCAGGTTGACGGCGAGCCGATGAGCTCCGAGGAGCTTGCCAACATGGCCGCTGCTTTCGCCGAGGCGCGTGAAGCCAACGCGATCGCCGCGCTCAACCAGTTCGTCAGCTTTGAGCCGCAGTACGTTGACCCGTCAAAGATGCAATCGGTCGAATCGCGTGAGCATCAAGCGCTTGAGATGGCACGCATCGCCAATATCCCGCCCTACTTGGTTGGCATCAATACATCCTCAATGACGTATGCCAACGCGCAGCAGGCACGCCAGGACCTTTATCTGTTCGGCGCCAAGCCGTTCATCGATGCCATGGAGCAAACGTTGAGCATGAACAACGTGACCCCCCGCGGCAGATACATTGAGCTCGACGTCAAGGCCTATTTGGAGGAAAACGATATGTCCGAGGGTGACGGAAACGCTGCCCCCGAGCCCTCGGACAGACCAAACGAAGGAGACGACCAATGATCAGACTGACCGCCACCGACACGTTCGTTACCGCCGAGGAAGGCGAAACGCCGCGCTCCATCAGCGGCATCGCGGTCCCGTGGAACGTTGAGGCCACCGTTTCCGATGGCACCCGCGTCAAATTCCTGCCTGGCAGCTTGCCGGTCAAAGGAAAGGCGCCCAAGCTGCTCAAGTACCACGACTCGACCCAGCCTGTCGGCGTGGTTACGGGCCGCATGGACTCCGAAAAGGGCATGCTGTTCACGGCCAAGATCAGCAATACCCGCGACGGTGCCGACGTCATCGAGCTGATTAAAGACGGCGCGATTGACTCGGTATCGGTTGGCGTCAACCCGATTGATGCAAACTACGACGAATCTGGCACCCTTGTGGTTGCCAAAGGCGAGTGGCAGGAACTATCGTTAGTCACAGCTCCGGCGTTTGCCGGTGCCCAAATCACCGAGGTTGCAGCGGCCGAGGGCACACAACAGGAGACCCCACAAGTGGAAGCAACCAAGGACGTTCAGATCGAAAGCGCGGCAGCCGTCTCGGCGCAGCCGCAGACAGTTTCGGCGCCGCTGTGGGCCGAAGCCAAGAAGTCGTTTAAGCTCCCGACGCCGACCGAATACATGGCCGCGTTCGTTCGTGGTGGCTCCGATTTCGCGCAGCTCAACGCCAACATCAAGGCCGCCGCGCCCGATATCACGACCGCTGACACGCCTGGCATTCTTCCTGAGCCGATCGTCGGCTCGGTGTACGACGGACTCAACGCTGTCCGTCCGTTCGTGTCGGCTATCGGCGCCCGCGCCATGCCGCAGGGTGGCGCAACGTTCCGCCGTCCCAAGATCACGACCCGCCCCGTTGTCACGCAGCAGCCCACGGGCCAGCTCAACGCGCTTGACCCCTCGACGGTCGGCGTGTCCAACAACGACATCAGCAAGCTGACGTTCGGCACCTACGTGACGCTTTCGGAGCAGGACCTTGACTGGACCGACCCCAACAGCCTTGCGATCGTGCTCGATCAGCTCGCCGTTGCGTACGGTCAGGCCACCGACAACTACGCCGTCGATCAAATGGTTGCCGGTACGACCCAGTTCGAGACGCTCAACAACTACGAGCCGAAGGACCTTATCGAGTGCATCTACGGCGCCGCGTATCAGATCAGCAACACGTCGAACTACCTGCCGACGCACTACATCGTTGCCCCGATCACCTGGGCAAAGATCGGCATGATGGTTGACGACGCGAACCGTCCCGTGTTCCCGTTCGTTGGCGCCCCTGGCCTCAACGGCCAGAACACGCTCGGCTCGTCGTCGGCGACGTCCTGGAACGGCAACCCGTTGGGCCTCGTCCTTGTCGTTGACAAGAACATGGCTGGCGGCACCGGCTCGGGCGCCCTCAACGGCGTCGTCGGCCACGCCGCAGGCCCCGCCGCGGGCTTCGAGTTCTACGAACAGCAGAAGGGCGCCATCAGCATTGACGTGCCCTCGACGCTCGGACGCACGATCGCCTTCCGCGGCTACGCAGCTGCGTTCATGGCCGATGCGACCAAGTTCGTCAAGATTCTCAAAGCCTAAGTAAAGTCCTCCTCCAAGGCTGCCAACGATGGCGACGTACACGGTTACCCATAAACAGGTAATCCAAAACGTCGCCATCGTTCAGCTTTTACAGGAGCACCAAATTGAGGTTGGCCAATCGGTCACCCTGTCCGGGATGGGCTCACCGTTTGACGGTGTGCGCGTCGTTACTGGCCTTCCGAACTACCTTCTCACGGATGTCAGTGACCAGGGTGACCCCATTTACGACATTGATGGGCCGATTTACCTTAACCAGGTCCAATTCAGCCTCAGCACAGCTGACGTTGAGCGCCAGGCCGCGTCAGGAACCGTCACCTACACGCTGACCTGCACCTGGATGACGCTCGCACAGCTCGAGAAGTATCTGGGCATTACGTTCACCAACCCGAGCGTCGATTACGACCGAGCCACATTTTCGGTCAACGCGGCCAACCAATTTGCGTACCGTCGCCGGCAAGAGTCGGGCTACTTTGACGCCAGCCTGAGCACAGTACCCAGCGCCGACGTCCTGCTCGGAACCATCATGTACGCAGGCGCCCTGTACCGCGAAGCTGGCTCAATTGACCAGTTCGCGTCGTTTGATCCGCTGGCCACAGGAGCCCCCACAGGCGGCTCAATGGGTCAAATCCTGCGCCTGCTCGGTTGCAACCGCCCGCAGGTGGCCTGATGCCCGACAACGCATTTAACGACGGCTACAGCGCCTTTGTAACGGCCCTGGGCACCGCCACAGGCCTGACGATCGCCGACGACCCGCGCAATATCAACCCGCCAGGCATCCTCGTCCAAGCACCGTCAATCACAATGCACAGCAACAACGTGGCCGAGTTTGAGTTTGCCGTCACCGTCATTGGCACCGGGCCTGGCAACAAAAATGCTTTGACCAAGCTGCTGGAAATTGCCGACAAAGTGCGCGAGGGCAAGATCGGCCTCAAATCAGCACGCCCAATCGTTCAGCAGGTAGGCGGTGCGGAATTCCCCGCGTATGAGTTGATCATTGTGACTAAAGTGCAGGCAAACGCTTAGACTGACAACGGGCCCGCGGGCCCACAATCAAAGGAGCTCTCTACATGGCGAACCCGACTACGTTGCTTCCCTCAGGCGTCTTTAAGATCGGCGCCGCCGTTGGATCGGTTGTGGACTACACCGACCAGTGCAAGTCCGTGGTTGTCACCAAGTCGCGTGACGCGCTTGATGCGTCGAGCTTTGGAAACACTGGCTACTACCGGGTCGGGGGTCTCACGGATTGCGTGATTACCGCCACCTTGCTGGTCAACGACACGGCGGCAAATGCCCTTTCGGCGCTCGTCGGCACGAATGTTTATGTCGCGGCACGTCGCAGCTCAGGTGCGATCAGCACCAGCAACACGGAATATCAGCTGACTGGCGCCTACTTTGAGTCGTTCGACGTCGTCAACGCAACGGTCGGCGAGCTGTCGGAAGTTGAGGTCACCGTCAGCGGTGGCGCGCTCGTCGAAGACACGACCCCGTGAAACTGAAAATTACGGTTACCTACACTCAGCCGTCAGGCGAAGTAATTACGGATACCGTCACAACAAATCTGGGCACAATTACTGCCTGGGAAACCGAACACGGAACCAGCGCTAAAACGCTTATTGCCAACGAACAGCTCAAAGATTTTGGCTGGCTTTTTTGGTACAAACTGACCCGGCTCGGCAAGGAAAACCGTTCCTGGAAAGAATTTGAGGACGGCCTTGAGGAGCTGGTCGGCGTGGAGCATATTGCGGTAAACCCTACGGAAGCGGCAGCGTCCGCCGCGAGCTAGCGGACCTGCTGCTTGCCACCGGGTACTGGCCACAGGACATTGAGTTTGATTTTCAGGACCTAGCTACCGTAAAACTATTAGCCCGCAAGGCAGCGCGAAAGGGACAACGATGAGCGCCAGCGCTGGCATCACTGTGGTCGGTGTCAAAGAAACGTTGCGCGAATTGTCCAAGCTCGAGCCCGACCTGCGCAAAGAAATCGTGAAGGATTTTAAGCAGATCGTCAAACCCGTCATTGATGAGGTCCGCGGCAACCTGCCTAGCGAACCGCCGCTGTCGGGCTTTGCTCGCAGCTGGAAAGGCGGCGCAATCTTTCCCTGGGGCACCGCTACGGTCTCCAAATCGATCGCAGCCAAAGTCGATACCCGCAAACGCGGCAACTCCCTAGCCGTGCTCAAGGTCGTCCTCAAAAGCGCTGGCGGCACCGTCGCTGACATGTCCGGCAAGCGCGGCGGGTCAACGCCCCGCGGCCAAATCATGATTGCCGAGCTTGAGAAGCGCTTTGGTCGTGCGTCGCGGTTTATGTGGCCCGGCTATGAGCGTCGCGCCGATGACGTGCAAAACGAGATTGAGAAAGTGGCTGACAAAATCGCAGAAGCCACTAGCCGTAGGCTGGTTTCCTAATGGCTGTAACAATTCCCATCATTAGCGAGTTCGACGGCAAGGGTGTCAGCCGTGCCATTGAGGAATTTAAGAGCCTCGAGACGGTCGGCCAGAAAGCCTCATTTGCGCTAAAGAAAGCAGCCATTCCAGCTGCCGCGGCTATCGGTGGCCTGGCTGTTGCGCTTGGTGGCGCAACGAAAGCCGCTATGGAGGATCAGGCAGCCCAGGTGCAGCTTGCAGGCGTCCTGGAGCGCTCAGCCGCGGCAACAGAGCAAGACATTGCCGCCACGGAAGCTTTTATCAGCTCGCTGTCCCGCGCAACCGCGGTCGCCGACGATGACCTGCGCCCAGCCCTAGCGCAGCTGGTTCAGGCCACTGGGAGCCTTGAGCAATCGCAACAGCTGTTGGTACAGGCCCAGGACATTTCAGCTTCGACTGGCAAAGATCTGGCAACGGTCACTGACGCGCTATCCAAGGCCTACAACGGCAACATGAAAGGCCTGCGTGCCCTCGACGCAAGCCTGATCCCGCTCATCAGCGACGGCCTGACCTTCACCGAGGTCATGGACGTCCTGGCATACACCACAGGCGGAGCCGCGGCTGACGCAGCTCAAACCGCTGAAGGCCGCATGCGCAACTTAAGCATCCAGATCGGCGAAGCCAAAGAATCCATTGGTGCAGCCCTGTTGCCGGTCGTCGCCCAGCTGATCGACAAGCTGATACCGCTGGCCGAATGGGTCCAGCAAAACACGCAGGTCGTCGTCATCCTGGCAGGCGTCATCGGCGGACTATCCGCGGCAGTGCTGGCAATCAACGCGGCCATGAAGGTTTACCAAGCCACCCTTGTAGTCGTAAAGGTTGCGCAAGCCGCGCTCAACTTTGTCATGAGCGCCAACCCAATTGGCGTAGTCATCCTCGCCATTGCGGCATTGGTCGCCGCGTTTGTGATCCTAGAAAAGAAGTTCGGCATTGTTTCCAAAGCTGTCGAATTCCTCGGCGAACAGTTCTACAAATGGATTATTAACCCCCTGAAGCAAATCATTGATCTAGCGGGCCGAGCCGCGTCAGCTGTAGGCGCTATCGCTGGCGGCATCGGTGGAGCGATCAGCGCTGTGATCCCAGGCCTTGCCGAAGGCGGCATTGTCACCAGCCCGACCTTGGCCATGATTGGCGAAGGCGGCGAACCCGAAGCCGTCATCCCGCTGTCACAGCTTGACCGTTACGGCGGCGGCGGTGGCATCAATATCACGATTAACAGCACCGTGGCCGACGACCGGCTCGGTGACGTCATTGTCAACGCCTTGCGTCAATACAACCGCCGCAGCGGCCCCATCAATGTCGCGGTGGCCTAATGGCATCCGTAGTCCAATCAGGTGACTATCTGCTTGAGCTCGACACGGGCTTTGACGTAGGCAGTTTCAGGCTTGACGACCCAGTAAAAGGTTTGCTTGACAACACGACCTATCTGCTGGGTCCCACCACGCAATTTGCCGATATCACCGAATTCGTAACCGCCATCAAATACAAGCGCGGCCGCCAAAAGCCCGACGACCAATTCGGCGCAGGCACCATGACCTTCGTAATGCGCGACGAAACAGGCATCCTGGGCCCATACGACACGAGCAGCCCCTATTACGACCCAGACAATAACCAGCCAGGCCTAGCCCCGATGCGCCGCGTCAGACTCAGCCGCGAAAGCGAATACTTATTCCAGGGCACCGTCACAGCCTTCGATTACGCCTTTGAGCTTGCTGGACCCAACATTGTGACTGTCCAATGCGCAGACGATTTCTACAAACTCGCCCAGGCATATCTTGACGAATGGAACGTGGGCGTAGAAAGCACAAGCCAACGTCTCACCAGCCTGCTGGCCTTGCCAGAGGTCGATTACACCAGCACAACGTCAATTGCCACCAGCGGCATACAGCTCGGCCACGATTCCGCATACACCGTCCCAGCCGGCACAAACGCTTTGCAATACATCGGCCAAATACAGGAAGCTGAACAGGGCCGCATATTTATGTCACGAGACGGCACCCTTACATTCCAGACACGCATTGGCACCACCCTCAGCGCCCCCGTAATCACGTTTGACGACAATGGCGGCAGCAACTACGACGGCCTCACCGTCGAATTTGACGCCGACAACGTTGTCAACCGAGCCCAGGTCATCAACCTGGATGGAACAGACGCAACAGCCGACGACCTGGCAAGCCAAGCCAAATATTTCATCCAAGCCAAATCAATCACCCAGAGCCTGCTGGAAAATAGCGAGCTGCAAGACCTGGCCGATTACCTGCTGGTAGCCGAACCAGAACCCAGGTTTACCGCGGTCCGCACAAAATTTGCTTTGCTGACTAACACTGAACGCGACGACGTGGCAACGGTCGATATCGGCGACACAATCGCCGTCACCAAAGACATACCAGGCCTCGGATCAGCCGTATCCGAGGAACTATCCGTCGAAGGCATCGAAGCAGACATTGATTACCTCGGCGGGCACCGGGTCACGTTCTACACCAGCCCAACCACCATCGTTTACCAGCTCATCCTGGATGACCTGATTTACGGTGTGCTCGACTCCACAAACGTCCTAGGATAAAGGAACCATGGCTAAACAGACCTTCACAGCAGGCCAGGTCCTCGAGGCCGCCGACCTCACGGCACTCCAGGCCAACGACTACAACTGGACAGTAGACACCAAAACCGACAGCTATGTGCTGGTTGCGGGCGATGCCGGTAAGCGCATCGTGATGAACGCGGCGACCGCCAAAACCATCACTGTCAACACCAGCATTTTTACAGCCGGTGACACGGTTTGGATTCACAACATCAACACGGGAACGTGCACCGTCACGGCGGGCACCGCGACCGTCAACACAGCGGGCTCATTGGCCCTAGCTCAGTGGGAGGGTGGAGCGCTGTACTTCACGAGCGCCTCATCGGCGATCTTTTTTC